ACGGTCGAGTTCTTCTCCGCCTCGGTGTAGAAGGCGTCGTAGTACGCGCTGGCGTTCGAGAAAAGCGACTCGATGCCGCCGGAGGCCGCCATAAGCGCGCTCACCGCGGTATCGCTCATGCTGGCGAACCCGGCCAGCTGCGAACGCATCGCGCCCAGTGCCGCCTGGGTTTTGTTGATCTGGTCGACCACCTTGGCCAGCTCTTCCAGGGTGGCGTCGGACGCGACACCGTTCAGCATCGTCCGGGCCCAGTCAGGCAGCCCGATCGAATCGAGGGCGGTGCGCACCGACGCCGTCAGGGCCGCCAAATATTGTTCCTGGCCCTTCTCGCCGTCGGCGAAGGTCTTCTGCGACCATTTGCCGTTGCCGCGAGTGTCCTGCCAGTTGACGATGCTCTGGCCCAGCTTGCTGATCACCAGCGAGCCCCACGCGCCGTCCTTGCTGGTGTCGTCGGCAAAGGCGGTTGCGGCCTGGTAGCCGGCCGTCTTGCCGAAGGCGAGCGCGGTGCTGTCCAGGATGCCGACAACGCCCTGGGCCAGCTGGCTGACCATCTTCTGCGTGTCCGCGTTTGCCTGGATCCGCTCCATGTTGAGCGAACCCGCCGAAACGGCCGTAACGCCCGCCGATGTGGCCGAAGCGGCGCCGCCAGTGTGGTAGGTGCCGGAGGTATCGAGCTTTTTCCAGATCATCACAGCGGCACCGAGAGCCAGTGCGATTGGGCCAAGCGCGCCGGCGACCATGCCGAGACCATTGGCAATACCGCCAGCAAACAACGTCCCGCTGCTCAGTAGCCCCGTCACGCTGCCGCCCGCGCCCCAGGCGGAAAGCCCGGACATGATGCCGGTGCCGAAGGCGCCAGAAGCGGCACCGATCCCGCTGAGCAATCCGCCAGCGTTCCCAAGTGCACTTGCGCCAGAAGCAGCGCTGCCAGCAGCTTGAGCAGTGTTGGCAAGACCGAGTCCACTCGTAACGGCCCCGGCCACTGGATTGACAACTGCTGACACAATCGGACGCAGCACCAAGGTTTTGAACATGTTCTTGATTGTGTCGATTAGGTTCTGGCCGAATCCCTTGCCTGATTCAAAACCTCGAAGCAGCGCGTCAGTGAGCGATTGCCCGATCGAATCAGTTGCCCGCTTCCAGTATTCGGCAGCATCATCGGAGGCCTTTTTGCTGACGTCGAGTGCCTCCTTGCTTTTGGCGAGCCCAGCCAGTTTTTCCATCTTCTTGATCTGCTCGTCGAGAGAGATCAGTTCAGCATAGGTGGCCGGGCCAAGCGCGAGCTTCGCCTCAAGCTTGGCCCTCTCCATCTCGATAGCAGTCGACCCGGTCAGGCCGTACATTTCGATCTCGCGTTCCATCTGCTTTATGCGATCGTCGATGGCGGCGGTGCTGGCGCGAAGGCTGTCGTAGCTCTCGCTGTCCATCTTGGCTGCTGCCTCAGCAGCCTTTACTGCCAGCTGCTTCGCGGCGATTGCGCGCTCTTGCGCTTCAACATTCGCGATTAGGACGCGCGCTTCCTTGATATGTTCGGCATTCACTTTGTTTTTGCCAGTGCCGATCGCGGCGTCGAGCTTGATCGTCATCTTCTGCGATTCAGACAACTTCTCGTAGCCATTCAATTCAAGCTTATTCGCGGCAAGCTTCTCGCCGATGCTGGCCATCAGCGTTTGATATGCGCTCGTCTCCTGCTTAAGCGCTGACAGGGCACCCTTGTCCGCATACTTCTCGCGAATTCGACGCTCCATCTCCGCATATTCGCTCGTCTTCCCTTTGAGGTCGGCAATCGCCTTGAGCTCAGCATCTCGCTGCTCTTGCCTGGTCGCGTGCTCTTTCTTGAAAGCTGCGACGCGCTCGGCGACAGTTTGAGCTGCGACGGCGGCGCCGGTCTTGTCAGCCTTGGCCATTTTCTCGGTCAGCTCGGTAATGTCGCGCAGGACCTTGATGCGTGCGAAATCGATATCCGTATTGCTCTGACCCGCGAACTCACCTGTTCGCGCATTGATCTTGTTCAGTCGTTCCGAAGCAGCAGCCAGCTGGTTGACGAATGGAAGGGCCTTCTCCGCCTCGCTTTTGCTGGCGCCCAGGTTTTTCAGCTGCAGCAGCTTTTCGTTTTTTTCGATCTGCTCATCGAGGCCTTTTACAATTCGAACCTGGGCTTCGTCGAAAGACTCTGCTGCCGTTTGGTTGGCATCTTTTGCCTTATTGCCCCACACCATCCACGCAGTAGCGCCCAGGCCGAGTAAAGTCACAATTGTGCCGATTGGTCCACCCAAGAATGCCATCGCGCCGCGCAAGATGCCCATTGCTCCGGCGGCAATTCCGGAACCTGCTGCCTGCGCAGCCAGAGCTGCGGTACTGGCAGTCGAAGCAACCGTCGCGCCGTTTGATGCGATTGCCAGCCCAGCAAGTGCCGCCGTCCGCGCCTCCTCCAGCGCCAGCGCGCGGGCCTGCGCAGGGATCAGACCGTTCGTCGCGATCGCCAGGGCTACTGCGCCATCCGCCGCTAGCACGGCGCTGCGAAGTTCGAGCACACGCGCATTCGCGAGGTTAGCCGCGGTTGCTGCTGCTTGGACGTTTGCCTGCGCCTCTGCCAGTTTTGCCGAAGTGGCTACAGCTGCCGCTTCGGTTGCGGAAACGGCCGAGGCAAGTGTCGACACTGCAAGCGCGCGGTTTGCGGCAACTGCGCTATAGGTATTGGTTACCATGCTGCTCAACCAAGTGGCCAGCTTAGCCGTAGTCAGGGTAGCGACGGCGCCGGCGATCAGCGACAGGTTATCCGCCAGAACACCGATTGCGCCCGTCAACGCCGACACAGCACCGCTGGCATTTGCCTGCACGCCGACAAACTCCATCGCGCTGTTCTTGAGGACCGTAAGGGCGCCGCCGATGGTCTGGATCTGCTTCGCTTCCTCTCGCACTTTTTCCAGCGCCGCCGGTAGCACATCGGCCATGATCGCAGAGGTGATCTTCCCTTCTTCGGCCATTTTCTTCAACGCACCAACTGGAACACCCATGCCGTCGGCAAGCGCTTTCATTAAGCGCGGCGCCGCTTCATTGACCGCGTTGAATTCTTCGCCCCGCAGCGTGCCGGAGGCGAAGGCCTGAGAAAGCTGGAGTTGAGCGGAAGCGGACTCGGACGCGGTTGCGCCGGAGACCTTGAGCGCCATGTTAACGGTCTCGGTGATTGCGGCGACCTGTTTCTGGGTGGTGCCGAGTTCACGCGTGCCGTTAGCAATTTTGGCGTAGAGGATGCCAGTTGCCCCTAGGTCTTGCTGCGCCGATCGCGCAATGCGCTGCACATCCGCGCGCGCGACAGCATATTCACGCTCCGAATTCGTGGCGAGTTTGAGCTGCGCCGTATATTTTTGATACTCGTCCACCATCTGGACGATTTGCTGCATGCCCAGGCCGGCGCCGATCGACGCGAGCGCCGCCTTTGCCGCGTTGGCTCCGCGCTCCATGCTGCCTGTGGCGTTGCTCACGAGTTGGCGCGCAGAATCCATGTCACGCTGAAGCCTGGCGACGTTCGCCATTAATTCGATTTCCAGCGAGCCGATTCTCATGAATTCCCCAATAAAAAAAGCCGCCCGAAGGCGGCTAATATGATTTAGTGTTACTGCTGGCTATTACTGTTCCTTACGACGTCGCATGCTCGTGAGTTACTCCGTCGCACACTTCGCCAGTGAATAGCAAGGCGATGTGATACCCAGCGACTTGCCACTGGAGCAGCTCTTTACCATCGGCCATTACCGAGACTGCATTCGGTGGCCCCGCGGCTTGGACAATCTCAGCTTTAGTTTGGCCTTTCAGTTGGCCAAGATCTGCGAACTTCTTTTGCAGCCCTACGTTTGTCATCGCGTTACCAATGGCCCAAATTATCGGCAGCGCGACAATTGCTACGAAAAACCACCCCATGCCTTCCATATGACCTCCATTCCGAAGAGGTAATACTACACCAACTAGTTTGCGCAATTGCAACAAATCAGTCGAGGAAAGTGTCCAGATCACGGTTGAGTTGGAACTGCTGGAGGCGCTGCGCGTCGCTGGACTCAACGTATGGGGCTGGGCAGTTCGGCTCACGGGCCTTGTGTGACTCGCCCAAGTATTCGC